CCGGCAATCCCTCGACGGGCGACGATACGGCGGCCAAGGAACAGCGCCTGATCGCCGAGCGGATGCTCGACCGGATGACCTACGACTTCGACGCGCAGCACGTGTCACTGACCACCTTCTCGCAGTTTCTGGTCAAGGATCGGAAGGCAACGGGGAACGCGCATAACGAGATCGTGCGGGATGAACAGGGGAAGCCCGCGCAATTGATTCATATCCCCTCGCGCTTGATCCGCCGCGGGCTCGACGGCCGGACCTTTCTCCAGCTCGACGAAATGGGCAGGCCGGCCGCCTTCTTCCGCCGCTTCGGCGCAGAGATCCAGCCGATCGATCCCGTGACCCTGCAATCCGAGACCCCGTGGGCTTACGTGAGCCGCGAGGAAGCCATGACGATCCAGGGCGCGTTCGGGCCGGGCGAGCTACCGGGTCCAGGGCAGCGGGTCGGGGACTTGAAGCGCGAGCTGACCGACTTCAAGATTTACCACCCGCGCGAGCGTTACTACGGGATCCCGCCGATTGTCTCGGCCTTCAATTCGCTCGTCGGCAACATCTTTGCCAGCAATCGTAACGTGCGCTTTTTCGTGAACCGCGGGATGCCCGACTGGCTCGTGATGATCAAGGCGTCTTCGGCCGCGTTCTCGGATCCCGATACCCGAGAGAACATCATCGACCGGATCCAGAACACGATCGAAGAGCACATGAAGTACATGATCGAGGGCGAGGATCACCGCACCCTCACGCTCCGGGTCCCGATCGATGGCTACGATGTCGTCTTCGAGAAGCTGGGGGGCGAGCCCAACGATCAGGAATGGTCGGGCTACCAGATAGCGAACCGGGACAACATCATCCATGTGTACGGGATGCAGCCCTCGAAGCTCGGGATCATCGAGACGGCGAGTCTCGGTACGGGCTCGGGGGAATCGCAGGACGAGACCTACAAGCGGTCACAAATAGACCCCGAGCAAGCGGTGCTTGAGGCCTTCTTTGACATCATCCTCGACGAGCTCGGGTTCATGGCTGTGGATTTCAAGTATGACGAGATCGACATTCTCGACGAGCAGCGGGAAGTGTCGATGCTCGTAGGCGTGGCGTCCACGGGCGCGCTCTCGATCAATGACATTCGCGCTTGGGCCTCGATGATCGTCAAGCATCTCGACTTCCCGCCCGATGATTCCGAGGAAGCGACGATCCCGATCCGGTTGCTCGATCTCCAGACGGCGGGGCTCTTGGCGCGCGCGGGTGGAGACGCCGGGAGTGCGATGGCATTACCCGGCCAGCGCTCGGGGACGCTATCTCGGATTGCCGGCATGTTCGGGCTCGGTGGGGGCGATAGTCGCCAGTCACCGGAGGATGCGTTGACACGGCTCCGGCAGGGGACGACGCGGGTCAGTGATCGCGTGGCTCCGCGCCGGCCGGAGCTGCCAGCCAATGGGAGACAACCATGAGAACCAAGGAAGAGATCATCTCGGCGTTCACCTATCATCCGCCCGTCGATCCAGACGTGAAGCGGTTCTATGAATATTTTCGCGACGAGATGCAGCGGAAGGCGCTCTATCTCTACGATGAAATGCCGGAATGCGCCGAGCGGACGATCGCTATGCGGCATCTAGAGCAAGCGGTGATGTACGCCAATGCGGGCGTTGCTCGGCATGGCACCAAGGGCGGCGTTGGATCTGCGGCCTGATCCCCGCTTTCGGCGCCAGCTTTGGACACCGCCGAGTGCCGCACCCGAGCGGCGCGAGCGGACGCTCATGGCGCTGTCATGCCCCAAGTGCAAGCTCAGCTTCTCGGCACCCAAGGAATACGCGATGGCGATCTGCCGCGCCGACGAGCCGCCTTTCATTGGCGATGGGCGCGGATGCGGTTGGCTCCTGGGGCTTGAGCCGCCCTACGCTTCGGGGACCCACGGGCGCGCCTTTGCCGTGATCGATATGAAGATCGATCCCGCATCGGGCAAGCACGATAAGCGGCTCTACGTCGAAGGCTGGCGCCGGATCGTCGAGCATTGGGAGAACCGCGGGCTCGCGAAGCGTGAGACCGATTCGGAGGGCAAGGTGATCGGCGTACGGATGCCGACCGTAGCTGACTTGCCCAGTGCTCTCGAACAGTCGGAGAATTGATGGCTCGGGGATCGGCGATAGTCGTGTCTTCACGCTCCGCCGCGCGCCGTTTACCCGAGCCGCCCTCTTTGGATTCGCCACGGCTGCGTCGGCCGACATCCCTTGTCCGGCCGGCACGTGCCCTGCGTCAGGCGTTGAATCGGGACTTCACGCGGACGTCGGCAGCAGTCACCCAGGTTCTCTCTCGCTCTGGGTCCCTGGAACGGCTCCACCGTGACGCGACGCGACGTCTGGCGGCCGAGGCGAAACGCGCAAAGGGCCCAGTCGGTCGGGGCGGCCGGCCCCTGGGCCCAGAGCGCACCCGCCAGCTGCAAGGGATCTTTGAGCTGGATGAATTGAAGGCCGTGGGCTCCCTCATGGCCGACGATGAAGACGTCTTCCGGTTGGCGATTGCGGAATCGCTCGATGACGCCTACGTCGATATGTTCGAGGCTGGGGGCACGGCCGCGCGTCGGGCGCTGGGCGTCAGGGGCGCCTTTCGCCTAGAGAGTCCGGCCGTGGCCGAAGCCCTGGCACAGCGAGCGAACCTCCTCGCCGGGAACGTGGCCGATGACGTCTTCGAGCGATTGAAGACCGTGCTTGCCGAGGAGTTCTACTTCGCGGGCAAGGGACCGTTTGAAGTCGCGCGTTCATTACGGGGCGAATTCGACTGGTTGACGAAAGCGCGCTCTGAATTGATCGCACGCACGGAGACGGGAGCGATCGTCAGCGAGGCGAGCTGGATCACGTACTCCGCGAGTGGAGTGCCTTTCAAGCGCTGGCTCGCGACGCTTGACGGCAAGGAAAGGGAAGACCACTTCGAGGCGCACGGCCAGATCCGCGCAATCGATGAGCCATACGACGTCGGCGGCGAGCAGCTCATGCATCCACTCGATCCCGCAGGGAGCGCCGCGCAGGTTTGCAATTGTCGGTGCGATGAAGTGCCAGTCGTGACGGCAGATCAAGCCTTCTCCGATGCCGACGTTTGGGACGGGACGAACAATCCCGACCAGTTTGCGCGCGAACGGCTCGCCGATCCTGATCGCCCACCACGGCAGACGGGACCCGATCCCTCCGCGACCGATGATCTCGACTTCGCCTTCCCGGAGGATGAGAAGCGAGTCTCGCGGTACGATGCGACCGATATCCCGGTTGAGATCGAGGAATTAGAGAAGGCGGTCGGTCCGAGCCGAGCGCGTCGGGTGCTTGACTGGTGGCGTGGCAAGGCAGACCGCGATTATGTGCGCGACGATCTAGGCCGATTCGGCGAGACCGGTGGCGGTGAGACTGGCGGCGGCGGCGCCGCGCCATCCAGGGAAGATGTGATGCGCGCCGAGATTCGGAGGCAGCAAGCGATTTCGGAGAGGATCCGCGCCGCGGCCGAGGCCAGCGGGCGACGGACGCCCGACGAGGCGCCGCTCCTCGCCCCCGTAGGAACGCCGGCGCAGCCCCTAGATGTTCAGAGCCCCGCCGTCCAGGCGACACTGGACCAGCACGAGGCGGCGATTCGAGGGAATAATTTCGAGACAGCGGTCGCGGTAGATTCAGACGGGAACGTTCTATTCAACCAACCGGGAGATAAAACGAACATTTCGCTCACGCCACAACAAACAGACCGCCTACGTGGTGCTACCCTGACCCATAACCACCCCGGTCGGGTATCGACCTCCTTCTCCTTGCAGGATATAGAACTCGCCAGCCGAGCAGGTGTTCAGGAGATCAGGGCAGTGGGGAGAGACGGCACGGTTTATCGGATGCAGGCGGGGAGCGGAGTAGATTGGCCAGGCGTTGAGCGCATCGGCTATGCAAAAAATGGCCAGATCCCGATAGTCAAGGAGAGGCTGGTAGCTGAGGTCCGAGCGGGACGCATGACGCGCGCGCAAGCAAACAGCGACTTCAATCACCAGGTTTGGACGGACATCGCGCCGCGGCTCGGGATGAGATACGAGCGGGTCGCGCCGAGGCGGAGGGGCCGTTAATGTGTGAGTGCTTGGTCTATGCGGAAGGCGACGCCTATCTCTGCGTGCCTTGCGCGGGCATGGTGGCCGAGTGTCCCCGGTGCGGGCCGGCGGTTTTGGGATCGACGCGGCTAGAGCATTGGCAGGACGAACCAATGCATTCTATCCGCGTGACAATCGAGCCTCTATTGGATGCCGGTGCTCTCGCCAGTTACTTGGAAGCTGCCGGCGAATCATGGCGCCTTAAGTGCCGGGAGCTGATTATCCGCGCGCTTGAGATTGGCACGCCATCGCTCGATGGTGACTGGCTAGCCAAGGCCGAGACGCTAGCTGATCGGCTTCTGAACGAGCCATTTACAGTCGAGCCATTTACAACCAGCGGAAGTGGAGTAGGCGATGATCCGACCAGAGACGCCTGACGGCGGCTTTGAACTCGATGATTCAGAGATCGAGCAAGAGTGGATCACCGAAGAGGACATCATCGACTCGGAGGATGAGTGACGCCTCAGAAGGGCCGCATCTGGGCCAATCGTATGCTCGCTTCGGGCCGCTGTGTTCGGTGCGGCAAGCCGCGCGAGCACTACATGCGGACCTGTGACGCGTGCGCCAAGAAGGACACGGCGCGGACCCGGAAGCGGACGGGTAGCAAGGTCTGGCGGCCCGGTGGTCC